TGAAGGTTACCGCCTGAACCGAAAGCATTTTCGCCTGAGTTAAATCTGAAGGTTTCCGTCCCCGCCACATTATACGAGGTTCGCATTCGGCCATCGCTGTCAAGCGGCATCAAACAGAACGTCGATAAGAATACCCCAAGCGATCGTTTCTCTGCAATAATGGAAACGAGGGGCGCGATGATCGGATTTTTTAGGGAGAGCTTTTGCAATGCTTCGTCGTCGAGTGTGGGCTTCTTGGTCTTCCGATGCACGATCGGGGGAAAGCCGAACTCATCATAAAAGAGCTCCTTCATTTGCTTAGGCGACCCAACGTTGATGGGCGAGCCGACGACCTGATTTATGAGAGTCTCGCGTTCGGCAATGGCGTTCATAAGTTCCGATGCCACCTCACTCCGCCGCTTCTGATCGATCCGCACCCCGCGAAGCATGGTGTTGAAGGCATGCTGCGCCATCATCATTTGGAAGTTGAACTGTTCCCGCAGGTGCGCCCCGTCGATCAGGGATTCAAGCGCAAGCGAGGCCTCCCACGTTATCACGCAATCTTTGCAGTTGTATGTCCAAAACTGGTGGACATCGTTGGGCATCTTATGATATTCTTTCAACTCATCCTTCCAATACCTGTGGTAGTGGCAATACATGGATGAGATGAAATCGAGGGCTTTCGGCAGGCCAGGGAACAACGTGTGCTGCGCGAGCATGGTGTCGAACTGGAGCCGGGGCGAGTAGCCCCAATGCTTGGCGAAGTGTTGTTTGTCGTAGTTGAAGTTTTGGCCGACCACGTAAGCATTCGGGTGCGTTAAGACTTCCTTGAGCCGACCATACACCGCAACCTCTTCGTCGTAGTTCCAATATGGCGCCCCGCCCTGATCCATCAAGGGGATGCAAATCGCATCGAGTCCAGACCAAGCCACACCAACACAAGCAATATGGCGAGCAATAGTTTCAATATCGCAAGCAAGACGGACTTGCCCATGTTCGAGATCCTTTAAAAGGGAGTTAAGAGTTTGCATCACTCCAGGAAGGGAGGGGCGTATGGCGAACTGATAAGGTGGGGAGGAATATGAGTCGGGCTCGTTGAGATAGGCAGAAACCCTGTGCATGTCTCGGACGGCGACCGCCCGCCAGTCCCACATACGAAGGATAGCTGCTGGATGGTAAGTCGGGATAACAATGGGTGAGCAGCCGCACTCCGCAACCAAGTCCGGGTGGAGTGGGAGAAGGCTGCCGCGCCAAGAAGTGATGCCACTTTCGCCGGTGAGAGCCCAAAGCGCCGTTTCGCCGAGGGCAATGATAACTTGCGGATTGGTCGCGCGAATGTCGCGGGCGAGTTCTTCACGGCCCTGTGCGATGTAGTCGCCGTAGAACTTTCCGCACCACGAAGTTGTAAGGCCTTTAACAGCCGCTTTCGGGCGCGTCGTTTCAAGAAAATGGGATATGTCGTTGTGAAAGGGGCGGTATTGGCAGACATTTGTAATCCTCGCTTCGGTTCGGATAAGCCCAGCCTCGTGCATCATTCGGGTGAGTTCCTGGCCTGATGCGCCGACGAACGGGGTGAGTTTCCATTCTTCGTCTGCCCCGGGCGCCTCGCCCACAACCATCAAAGGCGCTGGTTGTGGGCCGCTGGCGGGGACGTGGATGGGGGAGGTCATTTGCCTGCCTTTTGAAGGTTGATCAGTCGTTCGATCTCTCGCTCGATATACCAGCGGGCCTTCTCCAAATCTTCAATGGTGTTGTGTTTGAGGTCAGCCCGCCAAATATACTTGACAGCATTTCCGAGATTAAAACTCATATGCTCAGTGATTTGGATACACTCGATTCCAGATGGATGGGAAGTATAATGACGAGGGTTGTTGACGCGATCCTCTTCCATCATTTCAGTGAGTCCGTCACTCATAATCCGAGCTCCCCAAGTGTAAAGACGTCGCTCTGTTCCATGCGGGAGAGAGCGAGGTTGTAATACTCAGTATTGATTTCAAAACCCACGGCGACACACTTGGTGCGAGTTGCAGCGGGGAACACAGTCCCACTTCCCACAAACGGATCAAGGATGCGCGAACCCGGAAGGGCGGAACGGGCGAGAAGTTCAACATATAGGTCAACTGGTTTTTGAGCACCGTGGTTAAGTGATTCTCGTTGAGGGATGGTAAGGACATCGGGGGCTCCTGTTTTGTGGAAGCGGGGGGTTCCCTTGAGAAACATGAGAATGGCCTCATATGTTTTGCGAGGCCCGTGATCGGGGCGCGGAAGCATTCCGTTGAGCTTGTTCCAAATGAGCGGCTGTGGCCACGGCTCCCATCCAACCAGGACGAATTCCATCTCGATCTTTTGCCAGTGGCGGATGTCACAAAAGACGTAGGCTACCGAATTTTCCTTACAGACTCGAAAGCCTTCCCGCGCCAAGGTGGAATAGCACTCGAGGGCGTATTCGGGAGTGTCTTTGTATGAGTGCCCCGTACTCGCCATATCGCCAAAGGTATCAGCGCCAACCCCATAAGGAGGATCAGTGATGATGAGATCAATGCTGTTGGAAGCGACACCGCGGAGCAGAGTAAGCGAGTCGCCAAGGGTAAGGCTGTGGGCCGACTTTGAGTGGTCGAACTGTTGGGCGAGTTGTTCACGATGGACAGCCTCGGCTTTCTTTCGGACGATTTTGAGGGCTTCCTTGGTCGACTTGGCCTTGGCGACCTCGGGATCGTCGAGGTGCTTGGCCAGGATCACAGCCTCGGTGACGCGGGAGATGTCGGAGCCGACAGCAGCGACGCCGGTTCCCTTGATTTCAGTAGCGGTCGCCTTGGCCGTCTGAACGCCCCCGATTGCTTCAGCTTGCTCACGTCGAAGTTCATGCAGTTCCGCGATCGCGTTGGCCTGCTCTTGCCATGTCAGGTTTTCCCGAATGATGTTCTCTTCGAGTTCAGCCTCGCGCACCTCGATCGGGGCGAGGTCAGTGATGGCGATCACGGGGATGAAGCCGGGCTCGATCACCTTCCCATCGCAGCGATATTCAACTCCGAGGTCAGCGAGGGCGCAGATGGCCCGGGTGCGCCGCTCGCCCGCCACGAGCACGTAGCCCTCGGGGGTATGCTGAACGACAGGCGGGTGCATCAAGCCTTTTGATACGATCGACTCGCGCAGATCGGCCAAAGGCTTCTCGGCGAACAGCTTGCGCTGGCGTCCTTCAGGGATTAACAATTCGTCAAGACTTATAATTCGCATGGTGGTGCTCCAGGAGGAGTTTGAGAATGTCGGGCTTTTTCCAGCCCTCAGGTTTGAGGATCTTTCCGTCGTGGCGCTTGAGTACCTTGCCCGTTTGCGGGTCGACCTTGGACATGTTGGAGTCGTGCACCGCGAGCCAGACGTCGTCGGCGGGAACCTGGAGGTTGTTGAGCAGCCCGGCGATGACATAAATAAGGTCGATGGCTTCCTTCGCAACCTCGGCCTTGTGGTTCAAGACGGGCTGAGTTTGGAAATCCTGAAGGGCTTTATGGAGTTCCAAGTATTCTTCATGGATTAATGTTCCCCACAAAGAGGTCTCGACGTTGAGGCCTTCGGAAAACATTTGATCACAGGCGCGCATGAAGTCGCGCTGGTCTCGAAAGATTGACATTATCGGGCCTTTATTGAGCATATGTATCTCCTTTGGAAAGGGGCGAAATGCCCTTTGGAGAAGGGCGCGAAGCCCCTCCCCAAATCGCACTTCGATTACAGCTTGGTGACGCCACTCACCTCAGCATTGATCGTCACGCCATCGCGCTTGTCGATGGAATGCTTGACCTTAATGCGAGCGACACCGCCAACCATCATGCCAGGGCCCCACGAAGCGCCCGGCTTGTTCTGGCCGAGTGCGTCGCGGAGCTTGCCCAGGCCGACGTTTTTGCCGCGCCCGAAGTCGAGGCCGCCACCGTCTGTGACGTCGAGCCAAATGGTCTGACGAACCGTGTTCTCGGCGCGCCCGGTGGCATTCTGGACTTCCGGATCGGAGGTTTTCCACATCACGTTGAGGATCGGACGGGGGGTTTCCTGGCCGACGACCTTCGCTTCGATCTTGTCGATCGTGGCTTGGAACTCACCCTCGGGAACCTGGATGTATTGAGTGTCGTTCGCGTCGGTGGTGAAAGCGTTCATGAAAACATTGGGATCAAAAGCTGACATGTGAATCTCCTAAGAAAGAAAAGATGATGAATTGAGGGGAGACAGCCCCCCGCTGTTATTGAGCCCCGGCGCGCTTCCGCCAAGACTCTATAATCGGAAGGAAAGAAGGATTGAGGTTGTCGGCCAAAGGAAGGTTGCGGGCCTTGAGATCGACGTTGATGGAAGCGGTTGACCAAAGGAACTTGCCCCCATCTCGCTTGACGTGGATGACATCGGAGAAGAAGCGGGGGAGCTTCGGGGCGAGTTTACGGCCAAGCGTGGCTGCCATGAGGGTAGTGCCACCTGTTGTCTCGTCGGTTTCCCTTTCAAGGTGCGCGGTTAGCACAAAGTGACACTTGGTATCGACGCAAAGCTTGGTGATAAGGCGCTCGAGGTTGTCGATGGCGACTCCCCAATCGGACATTGACTTGACTGGTTTGGAACCCGTGACCAGGTTCATCGCCATGATGTTGAGGCCGCTGAGGGAATCCACCACCAAGCATCGGGTGGAATCCCACTCATCGACGGGGCCGAACTCGCGCCCGGTGCGGTCGTCTTTGAAATTGGACAACGTGGTGAGCAAGTCCAGAAACTCGGTATATTTGGACTTGTTAATGTCGCTCAGATCGGTGAGGGATTTGAACGACATCTTGTTGATCTTATTGGCCGAGTCGATCATGGACGCCCAGTCAGTTGTCGCGGGCGCGATGTAATGCCAGTGAAGCTTTTCGGCCGGGAGATCCGCGAGGACTTCCATGCCGGGCTCAGTGAACAGCACGAACACCTCGAGTCCAGCGTCGACCAGCGTGCGGATTGAGTGGGTTTTGCCGGTGCCAGTTGCACCAACGAGAAGGGCATTTACGCCTGGGATTGTCATTCTTCAGACTCCTTTTTGTGGTGAGTAAAAACGCGCCCGCGCCGATACCAAGCGTTGACTTTGCGGTTCCGCTGGATCGTCTTGAGGTTGAATGGTTGCTTGTGAGGGTAGCCCCGGGGCTTGGACATTTGTTGGCTCCGATAATGAAAAGTTATTCGCCCCAAGATGTAACAGCGCCTCACGGCGGATCACAGGCAG